TTGGCATCAGGGTCCCAGTTATTAGGTGGAGTGAAATTACTTCCAAAAGCTTTGATGTTTTGTTTTACACGAGCAGTATGTTGCTTATTGCTCATACGACGTGAGTCTTCATTGAATTGTCCAAATGTCAAGAGAGTTTCGGTTTCTGCGATGCTTTGATTGCCTTCTTCTGAAACTTCTTCTTGACTGACATAGGCGACTTCCTCTTTTTTAGTAGATTTTTTGGTTTTCTTTTTGGCAGGTTTACCAGACTGACCACGAGTCCGTTCAGCTTCGTCATGGTCAAAGTCAGGATCTTCCATGGGATCGTACCACTTAGATTCAAAGTGGGGATTTTTCATCTGGGGACCTTTCATAAGATCCTTACGAGCTTTCTCATTATTTGCTTGACGCTTCTTAAAATCTTTTTCAAGATAAGTATCGTCTTTCTTCGCTTCGCTCATGTGATAACCTTTGCCATCACAATGCTTGCACCCCTTGCCATCACACTTGGGGCACTTTTCACCATGCTTTTCTTTGATGTCATCCAGTTTAGGATTAATCTTGCATGGTGTTTTTTTCTTTTCAGAAAGTTCTTTAAAACTTAGCATCACTTGCCTCCCTTTGCTCTCTTCTCATTATATGCTTCTTTTGCCTTATCGAGGGCACGAGAAACCAGACCTTCCATCACCACTTCTTCTTTTTTGAGTGCAGCAGCACGCTTGCGTGCTTTGTTACCACTACCACGGCGGTCATCAGCACCATACTTGCTGTAACCCGCTCTTAAGTAACGGTCATGTGCAGCTGCAGACTTGTCTGCAACAGACTTGGAGTAGCGAGAACCGCCAAACTCTTCCTTATCTCTCTCTGCCTTTGCACGAGTGCGGTTAAGAATCTGTCTCTTAGCAGAAGTATCAGACTTTTCAGGTCCAACGTTATACTTCTTGCGAAGTTGCTCACCTCTGCTCTCGGGTTTCTTCTCGGCAGGCTTGTCCTTCTTACCAAGGAGTCTCTTAACTGCAGAGCGAAGACCCTCATCCAGAGACTCATACTCTTCAGTAATCTCTTCCCATGTGAGTTCGGAGCAGTCGTATCCCTCATCAACAAGGAAGTCAACGTATTGCTCCACCTCTTCCTTCTTTGGCATTTTCGCACCAGACTTATGGCGAGTTACACCTGCAGAATCAACATAGGTTTCTCTCTCAGGTCTAGGAGAAACATATCCAACACCAGGAACTACACCAGTCTGACCAGCAGCACGGGCAGCATTTCTTGCTGCTGCTCTTTCTGCCGCTCTCTTACGATTACGGTCATACTTAGCATCCTCAAGAATAATTGCTTCGATCTCAACCATTTCAAAAAGACCAGACTCAACCAGATGATCGATATGCTCATAGTCTTCACCAAGACGCTTAGCGAGAGCATTACTACCTCTAGATACTGCACGAGCAGTCTTACCAACGCCCTTCTTAACTACTGTTTTTGCAAGTCTACCGATTGCTTTAAGGGCACCACCAGCTGCGCGACGGGTTGCACCTCTGCTGGTATCTGTACCACCACGGGATTCTCCACCACCGCTGCTGGAAGATCCACCACTAGAGGAAGAAGAGGAAGAAGAGGAAGAAGAAGATCCACCCGCTTCACGGCGACCCTTTTCATAACCCCCTCTCATTGCACCTGCAACTTCACCTGCAGCTCCTGCAGTTTTCACAGCAACTTTCTTAGCAGTTTTAGCAGCAGACTTCAGTCCAGACTTTGCCCTGCTACCTGCTTCCTTTGCTGCTGCCTTTAGACGCTCACCGCGATCAGACTTTTTGTTTGCATTAATTTTTGCTCTCTGAGATGCAGCAGATGCTTTTCTATCATCAGATTTAGCAGCAGCAAGTTTACGCTTGATGCCACCAACTGCTCTCTTACGATCATTAATCGCTTTTGCATTTGCAGATGATGCTGCAGAAGCGTCTGCATAACGATCTTCTACAATATATTCCATCTCAGATTCTAGAGATTCTAAGATGTCTGCCATCTCCTCCAAATCTTCAGGACCTTCTGCCAATTCAAGCAGAGCAGTCTCAAAGATGCCGACCAATTCATCATCAGTTAAATTATCAATTTCTTCTTCCTCAGACAATTCAAGGATAGCATCTTCTGCCCAACCAACTAGATCAAACTCTTGATTCTCACCAAGAACTTCTGCATTCTTATCGTAGTTATCAAAGTGCTCATGCTTCTCAGAAATCAGAATCTCAAGATCTTCGACAGGAACGTTCTCGTAGATATACTCACCATCAGTGATGTCGTAGTGTGTTACAGTGCCATCTTCCAGCATTGTGTGCTGCTCAGGAATGACATCAAATTCTTTACCCTCACACTTAACTTTCTTAGCGCAATCATGCTTCTTCTTGCCACCCATTGCATCTTTGCCAGTTGCACCAGCAATTACATCCCCTCTAGTTACTTTATCGTAAGGAGGGTAGTTATTAGCAAGATTTCCATCATTGCCACATTTCTTTTCCTGCACCTGTTGATAGGCAGCAGACATATCTGGAAGATCTCTAAGATTCATTTTACTAAGCGTCCTTGTCCTTTTTATTTATCTTGCGAATGAATTCACCAGGGGTTAGTTTAACCATATACTGTTTTAATTTATCTGTACCAATTTCACCTGCAGGTGTAAAGTCAAACAGTTTAATATCAACTCTTTCAATCAAATCTTTCAACCAAGCGCGATAGATGTTATCCGATTCATCAATATAAATCACATGATTACTACCGCGACTTACAATTTTTCCAATAATACCAGTATTAATATTCTCCACAAATGTGCCTACTTCAAACATTTTAGTTTCCAAGTATGCTTCTCTCAATCCTTCGGGATCTAACTTAGGAGCAATTTCATAAAGATGATATGATGCATCACAAAAATCTTCAACGGATTCTAACTGCATACCAGATCGGACTGCTTTGAATAATTTTTCCTTGTCCTTTAAACTCATTTGATCTGGAATTCCATGGCGAAATGTCTCGAAGTCATCTTCCGCAGCAGATTTTCTCATCTTAGATGCAGACATACCTTCAACACCATCAGCATCTGGATCTCTATCACCAGCAGAAACTACATCAATACGATCGTATTGATATGTTTTTCCATTATACTTTTGAGCAAGAGAATTGAATTCAGAAACTCTATCACCACCAACAACAATGGTTACTTCAGTATAACCATCTTCGTTTAGTGCAGTTAGGACATCAAAAATTGTGCGAAGTTCTGATGAAGATGAAATATTCTCGGCATGATCTGGATATGCCATCTTCATAAACTTGACTTTCTCATTTGCACTGAGAGGATTCTTTTGAGGATCCGTCGTTTGACTAGGATAAATTCTATACTCTCCACCCTGCGCCTCTGCCTTTACCTTGTCAATGAGTTTCTTATGCCCAACAGTAGGAGGATTGAATCTTCCAAATGTAATAGCAATTGACAACGGAGCATCCTGCTGTGGTGCTGCTTCATCTTCCTGTGATCCTCCACCAGTTGCTTGCTTCTGCTCTTCTGGGGATAGTTGTACTAACTTCCCATCCTTAGATCTATGCGTAACGTTACCACTAGCATCAGCGTAGTAACCATATCCGACATGTTTTAGATTTAAAGTGGCAGCCATTTGCTGCGACTGGGATTTTTGAGCCTCGGCAAGGAAAGCACTAAACTTCTTCATTCGTCCAATTTTTATCTAGATTGAAATTTGCTTTGCTAAATGTTTGGCGATCTACAATTTTAAGGGGACTTTGAGAAATAATGACAAATCCTTCATGATTGGTTGGTTGCCCATTAATAAAACATTCGATATTGCCCTTCACCGTAATAGAATCAAGTAACCGCTCTTTCAGTTGCGACATCAAATGCCACACAATAAATGTGTGGATATTAACATCACCCTTGTATTTATCAGGGACAGAATCACACATTGTTTGAGCACTGGGGCACTCACCATTACGGATGTAATCATTGATATATTTTCTAAAGAAATCACGAGACTTGCCTTGGGGTATCTTCATGAAAGGCAAGTGACGCAAGATCTTTGCAGTGAGATCGAGGTATTTAATTCCACTGGATCTTGCTTGTCTGGTATTGATGAATTCGCAATCCTCAGTAGAAGGTAAAGCAAGCCCGCACTTACCGACAGCAGTTGGAGAAACTTCAGCATAACTGGTGTGTGGTGCAAGAATTATAGCACAGTCAGTAGCAGAAGGAAAGCGATAAGTAATAGTATTGGGGGTATAGACCCGACCGCCACCAACGCCAATCCAATCAGCTTGATTAATCCCAGGAGTACGGGGAAGATAACGTAGACACAGGCGAAGAATATCAGCAACGTTACCACTATGATTTTTATCAATATCTTCATGAGTGTAGTTGATTAGTACTTTCTTTTTATTAAAGACAGACTTAGTGCCTACAAAGAAGCGACCATTATTAGGATTGATACCAAAAACGATAGCAGGTGCGCCATCATACTTGACACTTATATTGGTGCGAGCAGAAACCATCTGTTTGAGGTTATATAAAACCTGACGCTTCCCATCGAAAACGGCGTCTTCGGGGTGCTCTAGATGTTTGTTGGGCATTAAACAGGGTTTCTCAACCCTTATATAATACCATGAAAAAACCCCCATGGTGGGGGTCTTGTGCCAGTTTTTATATAGTCCCTAGTAAACCTTCACATAGACGCTGGCATTGAATTTTGTTTTACGGGAGGGGGCAAAACCACCTGCTTCCACCAATGCACGCTCTTCTTTATTAAGTCCTGTGCCAAAAGCAACGGATGCACATGCTTCATATAGATTAGTAATAAGTCGCATCTGTATTTGCTTTTGTTTAATCCCTGCTATAGAAAGACCAAACTCACCTGCCATTGCTTTACTTGATAGTTTGGCAGCATTATTCAATTCCGAAATTTTACTAAAGTCTGGTGCATTATCCTTGGTAATTTCTTTCCACAATTCACCCACATATTGTTGGAGGCGAGCATATTGTGCATCATCAAGTTTATCCAACTTTGAGTTAAACCAAGGATCAGTTTTAACTCCAATGTCACTATAATTTTCTTGGATTTGATTTAATCTTTTAACACCCTGTTTAGCAGTGCCATTAATAATTTTCGTAAAATTATCATTACCAAGTGATCCCATTTTTGCTCTTGCAATAGCTTGTTGCCCTGTTTGCACAAACTCCAATTCAATCTTTTTATTATTAACGTGATACTTAATACGAATATGTTTCTGTGATCCTGGGACAACCTTACCATTTGCAACAACACCTCTCCTTCTTGCTGCAAGCATACCCTTCAAACCTCTGCTTGAAGGTATCTGTATAGTCTCCAATGTAAAATTAATTTTCACGTCCCTATTCTCAGCAGTCATTTCAACTGTAGGGTTATTAGTTTGACCTAGTACAACTCTTTCAAAATATTCATCGCCATTCACAGTGACAACGTGCGGACTC